TGGTTTACCTAATAAAACATTAAATGTTGCACTTGCTGGTACTGGTGTAGGTAAATCATTGTTTATGTGTCATATGGCTGCATCAACTTTGATGCAAGGTAAAAATGTTCTTTATATTACATTAGAAATGGCAGAAGAAAAGATTGCAGAAAGAATAGATGCAAACTTAATGAATATATCTATTGATGATTTACACGAACTACCTAAAAAGATGTTTACTGATAAGATATCAAGTATATCTAAAAAGACAAATGGTAAATTAGTAATTAAAGAATATCCAACTGCATCTGCACATAGTGGACACTTTAAAGGTTTAGTAAAAGAACTTGCACTCAAGAAATCATTTAAACCAGATATCATTTTTATAGACTATCTAAATATTTGTTCATCATCTAGGTTTAAAGGTAATGCAAGTATAGGTTCATATTTTTATATTAAGGCTATTGCAGAAGAACTTAGAGGGTTTGCAGTTGAATCAAATGTACCGATTGTTTCTGCAACACAGACAACGAGAAGTGCATACACTTCAACAGATGTAGGATTAGAAGATACATCTGAAAGTTTTGGATTGCCTGCAACTGCTGATTTAATGTTTGCATTAATATCAACAGAGGAACTAGAGGATTTAAATCAGATAATGATTAAACAATTAAAGAACAGATATAATGACCCTACAATGAATAAAAGATTCATATTAGGAATAGATAGAGCAAAGATGAAGTTATATGATGTTGAACAAGTCGCACAAAAAGATGTGTTAGACTCTGGACAGAATGAACCAGTCTTTGACAATACTGGTGTTGGAAAAAGATTAGGAGAGAAGTCTTATGAAAAGTTTTCCGACCTCAAAATATAAAAAGTACAAGGTTAAATATTTTGTTGATGTGGAATGGAGAGATAAAGCAGCTTGCTATGTTGTTATTGAATTACCGACAAACGATGTTGTCCAAATATTTAAATTCAAGGAAGACGCTGAAGAAATGGTTTCAACTCTAATGACTATAAGACCATTTGGTAGAGAACCTTTACCAAAATTCTTAAAGGAAAATGTATGGTAGATGATCCAGTAAAAGACCACCCACCAATATGGGGTAAAGAAGGTAGACAAATATTATTCAAAGAGAGATATCCAGTTGTTCTCAAAACATATGACAAATGGAAAACTCTTAACCCTATATTAGAAAAGTTTATCAGACAACAAGGTGATAGAATAAATTACAAGTCAAATGTAAAAGCACAAATGACTGAATGGAATATGCAATTAGAAGCTGGTGGTGAACATTTTCAAGAACTAGTAAACTGGGTAAGAGAAATTTCAATAGAAGTATCACCAGTACAATTCATTCCAGATTGTTACGATTGTTGGGGTGCAGTATATAAAAAGGGAGAATATACTGTATCCCACGACCATTGGCCTGCGATATGGTCTTGGACATACTATGTTAATGTAACTAGTCAATGTTCACCATTAGTATTCACAAACACAGATTATAAAGTACAACCGTCAAACGGATTACTGGTGATGTTTCCAGGCTGGGTAAAACATAAAGTACCACCACAAGAAATTGACTTTGAAAGAGTTATGGTTGCTGGTAATTTAAATGCAAGAACTGGAATGTTTTAAAGACTTGACAAATTTCAATTTATAAATATAGTAGTAATAGAACTATGGAAAAATTGAAAAATGTTAACATTTAAAGAATTTTTATTAGAAGATAAACAAGGCAAAAATCTACACCTTGAACACTTGGAAGATGAGATACTCAACTTTGGTGTCGGTGGGGGTAGAGGTGCAATTAATTTTCTACAATCATTAAGAGATATGTTATCTGGGTCATCTAAAGGTTCAGTTAATATGACTGTTAAGTGGGACGGGGCCCCTGCTATATTTGCAGGCATTGACCCATCAGATGGCAAGTTCTTTGTCGCAAAGAAATCAGTATTTAATGTAAATCCAAAGTTGTATAAAGAAGAATCAGAAATAGATGTTTCTGGTGATTTAAAAGACAAGTTTGCAATCGCATTAAAAGAATTTAAAAAATTAGGAATTAAAAATGTTATTCAAGGTGATTTAATGTTCACCAAGAAAGATTTAAAAAAGGAGAAAATTGATGAACAAACCTTTATTTCTTTTCAGCCTAACACTATCGTTTATGCTGCACCTATGGGTTCTGAACTTGCTGGACAAATCTCTAAATCACAAATTGGAGTTGTATGGCACACCACCTATGAAGGCGATAATTTGCCATCAATGTCAGCAAAATTCGGTGTGGATATAAAAGGATTAAAAAATATAGATAGTGTATGGATGGATAATGCTTCATTTAAAGATGTTTCTGGTAAAGCAACTTTTACTCAATCAGAAACAGAAGAAGTAACATTATACTTATCAACAGTTGGTAAGATTTTTAGACGAATAAATTCATCATTGTTAGAGAAGTTTATTAGACTTCAAAATTCAATGGTAGGGAATTTGTCTGGTGCTAGTCTGAAAACATATAATAATTTAAAAGTAAGACAAGGACAAACTATCAAAAATGTAAGGCAACACGCTCAAGGATATCTTGACCATATTGCAAACCATTTTGATAAGAATAAGGACAAAGTAAAGACACTCGGAGCAAAAGAAAAGATTGAAAGAAATAAGAACGAGTATCTGAGAGAGTTTAAGAAACATATCAGAAATATAGAAAGTGTCATTTCTTTTCAACAAGCCCTTGTGGCCGCAAAGATGTTAATTGTTAAAAAGTTGAATTCAGTTAAACAACTGACGGACACCTTTATAAAAACGAAAAATGGATTTAAGGTTACAAATCCAGAAGGTTATGTCGCAATTAATAATGATGGTAAGGCCGTAAAACTTGTTGATAGAATGGAGTTTAGTTTTAATAACTTTACTGCAATAAAGAATTGGGATAAGTGATGTTAAGATTTAGACAGTTCATAAGTGAAAGAGTTGATACTACTGCAACTGCATCAATAACAGAACTTTTTCCAACACTTGCATTTAATTTAAAATTTAAACCATCATCAGTTGAAGATTTTAAAAAGTTTTTATATAAATTAGATTTAAAAAAAGATAAAAATTCTTTTGTAGTAGATGCAAATAAGAGTGCTGGTGTTGCAGTCATTGATTCATTGACTTCATTACCAGAAAAACTAGTAAAAACAAAAATAGAAAATGCAATAGGTATTACAAATTACTTGTATGATATTAATAGAACTAAAAAGATAAAAAAAGTAGTTTGGGGATATAGACAAAAACCATCTGGTATTCCAAAAAATCACGCTGGTGATATTTTTATATTTTTTTCTAATGGAGATACACTAGGAGTTAGTTTAAAAGCTGGTGAAAAGAAATCTAAAGAACCATTACTTAATAGTTATGTAAGTACACAATATAAAAAATTAAATAAAGAAAGTGAGATTAAAAAACTAGAGGATGATTTGTGGGATAGTGTTTATTCAAAAATACCTGGCATAGATAGTATTGCTAATAAAAATAACTATATGTCAAATAAGAATGGTGTTAGACAATTATACTTAGATTTTTTTGTTGAAAATGAAAAAGGAGCAAATGAATTGTACACTATAATGTTAAAAGTATGTAGAGAACATTTTTGCGATATAGTAAATTCATTAAGTTTAGATGAATTTAAAGATTGGGTTAAAAATAATTTTAATTTACAAGATGCAAAAGAAAAAATTCCATTAATTTTAGTTAAAGCTGTAGGTAAAACAGCAGAACAAAAGAATGATGACCTTGCATCTTTATTACCACTTATTAATAATTTTAAAGCATATTTAAATAAAAGTTCAGTTCAAGAGTGGTTAATTGATATTGAAACACCAGAGGAAAAGAAAACAATTAAAATGAATATTAGAAGTGATTCTGGTGTAAGAGCTGGTAAGAAATTAGCAAAACTTGGTAGACTTGGTAAATTTACTTCACTTAAATTGCAATATAACGGATTGATTTAATGAAAACATTTAAACAATTTATAGAAGCACCAAGAATACCTAGAAAGAAAGGTCAACCAGCAGGGTCTGATAAACATTCTGATTTATATACAGATGAGAATCCTAAAGGTACAATACACGGACTAGGATTTAAAGATGAAAAGACTGCAAGGGCAAGTATAAAGAAAATAAATAGTAGTGATAAAAAACACGCACATAAAATACAAGCTGCGATTGCAATGGAACAAAGAGCAAAAGTTGCTGGTAAAACTAAAGAGGCTGCAATCTATCGTGCTTATATAGAGAAGATGAAAAAGAAAACAAAGGAAATGAACAAATGAAGACATTTACAGAGTTAAAAAAGTATGTTATGGATTTGGATAACGATGTAAGAGATATGTATTCTGTTGACCAAGAAGTTGTTGAGATTATGGATAAAGAAAATCTTGATGAAGTAACTGCAATTTCTAAGTTTATACAAAGAGCAAGAAAAGCAGGAAGAAAGTTAAGAGCTAAGTCTGCATTGTTTTTAAAGAAAAGAATGAAATCTCTTAAAAGGTATAAAAAACCAGAAGCAATTAAAAGAATTGCAAGAAAGAAAGCAATAGATTTGTTAGTGCAAAAGATATACAAACTTCCATATAGAAGTTTACCTATGCAGAGAAAAGCACAGATAACTCAAAACTTTTTATCTAAACCGAATGTTAAAAAGAAAATTAATAAGATTGCGAAGAAACAAGAAAGAAAAGTAAGAATTGCAGACAGAGAGAGAATTGCAAAAATGAGAGCAAAAAAATGATGGAAGATGGCCCTATGAAAGAACACATTAATAGAAGTAAAGAAGGTGTAATTGTTGCAAAGTATATCACTTACACTTTAAAAAATGGTATGTTGGTAAAAGATGTTAGTACGAGAAAATATATGAAATCATCTAAAGGTGATTACATAGATACATCTAGCAGTGAACCAATAGTAGAGGTGGGAAATGAAACTTAGAGAGTTATTAGAAGAAGAGGTATCAAGAAAAGATATAAATGATTTAGAAAAATTTGCAGATAGAATATTAAAAAAATATGGAGTTGATATAGAATTTACTAAACACTTTGTAGATAGAATGAATGACCCAAGAAATAGTCCAGAGATAAAAGTATCTGAATTACAAAGGTTTTTTAAGAAGATTCAAAAAAACAAAGCAAAGAATATAATAAACAACCCAGACATACAAGCTGTTTTAAAAGATATGTCAACTAATTTAAATTTACCAGTTGTTATTAAAACAAAAGGTAATGAAATAGAAGTAACAAACAAGACTATTATGAGAAAACAAAACTTCAAAACACCTAATAAGGTTATTAAGTACGAATCGTTTAGAACTTTTTCAGAAGCAACTGAATCAGTTATATTTACATTTGGTAGATTTAATCCACCAACAACTGGCCACGAAAAACTAATAGAAAAAGTTAAGAAGATTGCTGGTGGAGATGATTATTATATATTTCCATCACATTCTCAGAACAATAAGAAAGACCCTTTACCACTTGCAAAGAAAGTTGCATATATGAGAGATATGTTTCCAAAACATAAAAGAAACATAATCGCAAATAACAAATTAAAAACAGTTTTAGATATTGCAGTTTACTTTCACCAACAAGGTTATGTAGAATTAAATATGGTGGTAGGTTCGGATAGAGTTGCAGAGTTTAAAAAACTATTGACAACATATAATGGTCAAGAAAAACGACACGGTTTTTATGATTTTGATACTATTAATATTTTTAGTGCAGGCGAAAGAGACCCAGATGCAGAAGGTGTTACTGGAATGAGTGCATCTAAGATGAGGGCAGCTGCAACTAATAATGATTATGATACATTTCAAAAAGGATTACCACGAGGTTTTAAAAATGGTAATCAATTATTCAAGGATGTGAGGAAAGGTATGAACTTAAAAGAGAATTCAAAATACTCTGATGAAGAAATTGAAAGAGATTTATATGTCAGAGGTGCAATCTATCAAATCGGAGATTTAGTAGAAAATATAAATGATGGAACTAGTGGTGAGATAATTAGAAGAGGTACTAACTATGTGCAATACACAGATGGTGAAAATGTGCATAAAGCATTTCTTCATTCAATAAAAGAAACAAAAAAAATAACAAAAACAAAACAAGACTCAGATATAAAAGACAGTCCAGGCTCTGAACCAGCAAAGTATTATGCAAAAGGTGTAGGTGATAAAAAAGGAATGTCTGTATCTACTAAAAAGGCAAGAGATGCCCATTTTACAAAGGGAGCGAAAATGGACGATGATAACCCAAATGCATACAAACCAGCGCCTGGTGATAAAGATAAGAAAACTAAACCATCACAATATACTAAAAAGTTTAAACAGATGTATGGTGAAGTTTCAGAAAAAAGAATAGACCCAGCAGATGTTGATGATTTTGCAACAGATGATGATATTAAAGCTGCAGATAAAAATATTATGATGCAGTTAAGAAAGTCTGTATCTTTACGAGGTAATTTTCCAGTACAATTTATGGATAAGAAGAAAGTAAAAGTTTCATCTAAGATTGCACAAGCAGTTCAATCAAAATATGATTCTATGAAAAAAGCATCTGATAAAGAAAAATTTCAGAGTAAAATTTCTAAATCATATAAAGATTTATTAAAGGCATTAAAAGAACAATTAGAAGTTGACGAGAGTTTATGGGCAAACATTCATAAAAAAAGACAAAGAATAAAACAAGGTTCTGGTGAGAAGATGAGAAAGAAAGGTGAAAAGGGAGCACCCACACCAGCACAATTACAAAGAGCAAAAGGTGAAGAAACTGATATAAAAGAAATGCCTTATTATAGAAAAATCTATGATAAGATACATCAAATGACTCACCCTAGAGGTTATGATAGGATACTTAAAATGTACATACAAATGCATAAACAAGGACATAGAAATCCTGCTCAAGCATTAGGACAAATGGTAAAAGGTGTTGATGCAAGAGATGTTGCATATTACATTAATGGTTTAGTAAAAAAAGGTAAATTACCATCTAACCTTGCAGCTAAAGTTGATTTTGAAATAGATGAATCTGTAAATCTTACTGAGAAGATTGCTGGTCTTGTTAAGAAATCACAACAAACTGGTGTTCCTTATGGTATTCTAAAGAAGAGTTATGATAGAGGACTTGCAGCTTGGAAAACTGGACACAGACCAGGCACTACTCCACAACAATGGGCATTTGCAAGAGTGAACTCAATGTTAACTGGTGGTAAAGCAGACCCAGATTTACAAAAACAAGCAAGAGCATCTAAAAAGAAAAAGAAGAAAGAATCATATGAAATAGGAGAACCTTATGCTAGACATACATTTGATGTTACACCAGGCCAAGATTATGAACAGTCAGTCAAGTCAAAGGTTGCGAGTGAATCCAACATACAAGACTGGTTTGAAAGACCGTCTACTAGAAAAGAGTATCAAGAAAGATACAAAGATGAATGGGAAGA